CCCCGAGGGGGATCCCCCCGGAAGGGGACCCCCCTCGGGGGGGATCCCCCCGGAAGGGGAGCCCACCCCTCCCCCCCGAGGGGGAGCCCACCCCTCCCCCCCGAGGGGGAGGCGAACAAGAACCAATTAACAAAAACCAGGGAACAAGAAACCAAGAACCCCCCCAACCCCCCTCGCCTGGCGTCGAGGGGGGCGCATCTGGGGATCCGGTGATCGAGGAGCCGGAGGCAGCAGCCAGGGCCCTCCTCGCCGCACACCGCCCCATCGCCGTGGCCTGGTGGCGCGAGAGAGCCCTGCGACACCCCGACGCCCCCAAGGCCCTCACGCCCCTCGACCTCAGGGCTCTGCAGCACGCAGAGGCGGCCGGTGTCCTGCCCCAGTTCCTCCAGGCCGCCGCGGCCGGCGGCTGGCGCTCACTCCACACGGCCTACCGGAGCCGCATCGCAGCCCTTGCCGCACCCCCCGGCAGCACCGACGGCTTCGAGGAGTTCCGCAGGGCCTACCTCGCCGCCCCCCGCCGGGTCACCAGCCAATCCATTGACCGGGCGATCCCGGCCTATGCCACCGCCCTCCGCACCGGCGGCAGCCCTGACGGCCTCCTCCGGGCCCTGCAAGCCGAGATCGAGGCCCAGGCCGCGGCCACCGCCCGGGGGGAGTTCGTCCCGTCCCTCCCAGACATTGCCCGGTGGCTCCGTGACGGCCGCTGGAAGGCCTACATCGACCCCCCGCCGGCGCCACCCCCACCCCGGTTCGCCCCCCAGGGCCCTGAGCTGCCCATCGCCCCCCCCGTGGCCCTCACCCCCGCCCAGCGCCTCGAACGGGCTCGCGCACGTCGCGCCGCGCAGGCGCAACAGCCATGAGCGTTCTCGACTCGGCCGCCCTCGCGGCGGATACCAGCGGGGACCTCCTCCGGAGCCGCTACCTCGCGCAGGCCGTTCTCTCCCTCACCCGCAGCCGCAGCCACTTCGAGTCCCTGCTCAACCTCCTCGACCTGGTGGATGTGGACTGGTTCCCCACCGCCGGCCAGCAGGCCCTCTACCTCGCGCTGATCGACCTCGCCCCCAGCTGCCATGAGGACGGGGTGATCACCGTCACCACCCTTGCCGCAGCGGCTGAGAAGCGCGCCGGCAAAACGGGGTGGGCCCGGGGGCAGATCAACAACCTCCTGCACCTCCCCGTCGAGGCGAGCTGGGAGGTGTGGCGGGACGAGCTGGTGCCGATCTGGCGACGGATGCGGATCCGCAATGAGGCCCTGACCCGTGTTGCCGCCCTCGAAAATGCCATCTTCGCCAGCTGCGACGAGGCCCATTGGGCAGCGGCGGCCCGGGAGCTGCACGGCATCCAGGAGCTGATCGAGGAGGTGGGCACACCCACCGCCGAGATCCACCCCCTCCTGCAGGCCCACCAGCGGGCCCTGGGCCCCGTCCTCGAAGACCAGTTCGTCAGCACCGGCATTGCCGCCTTCGACTCCTACCTCGATGGCGGCTTCATCGCCCCGGGCACCGCCCAGACCGGTCGCCTGATCTGCATCGCCGGCCGCCCCGCCATGGGCAAGAGCGCCGTGGGCCTCACCCTCGCCCTCAACGTGGCCATGGCCGACCACGCGGCCCTCTACGTCTCGCTGGAGATGAGCCCGCCCCAGATGTCCAACCGCATCCTGACGGCGGTGGACTACTCCACCTGCCTCCACACCGGCGGCACACCGGTGACCACCTCGCAGGTGCGCCGGCAGGCCTTCTCCCCCGAGCAGCGGGAGCGGCTACGCGACCTCCCCATCGAGGCCCTGGCCGCGAATCTGAGCTTCAACCGCGGCTACAGCCTCACCACCGAGCAGCTGGTGCGCCAGATCCAACTCACGAAGCGCCGCGACCCCCGCCTCGCCGTGGTGGTCATCGACTACCTCACCCTGATCAACTACGAGGAGCCCGGGGGGGAACAGAACCACACCCGGGCCATCGGCAACCTCACGAAGGTTCTCAAGCGCACGGCCTTGAGCCTGAGCATCGACATCGTGATCCTCGCCCAGCTGTCCCGGGCGGTGGAGCAGCGGAACGACAAGCGCCCCCAGCTCAGCGATTTGCGCGAAAGCGGCAGGATCGAAGAGGACTGCGACATCGTGGTGGGCCTGTACCGGGAGGCCTACTACCGGCCCGACGCCGATCCCTACCTTCTGGAGCTGCTCGTCCTCAAGCAGCGGGAGGGGGCCGTCGGCTCCTTCCCGACGACCTTCATCGGCGCCCATGGTGTCGTGATGGATCGCCAGGCCCCCGTGATCCGCGCCGCTCCTCCCCACGAGCTGGAGCCGGCCCCACCCGCCGACCTTCTCGGCTGGCCCGGGGCGGCCGAGCTCGTCGCCGCGCAGGACTGAGCCATGTCGGCCGCGGCGTCTGAGCTCACCTCCCACCTGATCACCAGGGCCGCGGCGACCGGGGACACTCGCGCCCTGATCTGCTGGACGGTCACCCTGGCCGCGGCCATCGGCTACGTCCACCCCATCACCGCCGAGGTGACGGCCCCGACGCTGCAGCTCTACATCCGGGCCTGCTTCGACGTGATCGGCATCCATCGCCGTGAACACCGGCTGCCGTTGAAGCAGCTGCTGCACATCCTGCCCACCACCATGGTCTTCGGCGTCGCCCGCTGCATCGCGGCCTCTGCACCCGAGGCCACCACCCTGCCGGCTGACGGATGGCACGGGATGCCATGCCAGCAGCGCAACATGCACGGCAGCCATTCAGGCATCGCGATAGAGTCCGCCGACAGCTCGCCGCCTGCACATGGCCCTGTCGCTACCCCCCGCCCCTGGTGCGACGGCTGCTGATCGGCCGCGGCGCGCAGCAGGGCTCACCCTCGGCGAGGCCCTGGGGATCATTCACCGGGGCTACATGCTCCGCCACGGTCACGAGCTACGGGCTCAGGCGCACCCGGCAACCGTCTGGGGTCCCGAGGTAGCTGATTTGCGCGACGAAGTGCAGTAGGACCGGCCGCAGGGCCTCGTCCGGCGCTTCGAGGAAGGCGCGGGGATCGCTGAATGCCAGTTCGAGGGTTTCATCGAGCACCACCTCCTCGATGGGCGTGTCAATGATCGCGATCTGATCACGCAGCCGCAGGATCGAGCCCCGCAGGCCCTCGACGCCCTGGGCCTCCAGCTTCTGCAGCTGCTCCAGCTGGTGCCCCAGCTTCGCGCGCTCGGGGTGGATGGGCTGAACCTGCAGCTGGCGCAGCTCGGCCATCTTCTGGGCCCTCGCCACCAAGGCCTCGGCCACTAGCCGGCGCACCAGATCCTCCCGCAGGCCCTTCCCGAACCACCTGCAGGCGCTGTTCTTGCACTTCCACCGCCGCGTGCTCCTGCGCTTCTCCAGAACGTGGTGGAGGTTCTTCCCGCAGCCGGTGCAGCGGATCATCCCGGAGAACAGGTGAGTGGTCCTCGATCGCAGCTGGCTCCCCCGCCGGCCGCCCTGGCGGATCTGCGCGAGGCGCTTCATCAGCATCCACTCCCGGCTCGTCACCAGGGGCGGGGCATGGCCCCAGTCGATTCGCTGGTAGTCCCTGGTGCCCCTCGGGGCGTCCCGGCCCACCCCTCCCCGCAGCATCGGGTTCTGCCACCAGTTCGCCAGGCCCCGGGCCGTCGGCTGCCACGGGAAGCCCTCGGGCAGCTCCCGCAGCACCCCGGAGATGTTCATCTCGAAGCGGATCAGCAGCTCCACCAGCTGGCGCGCCGCGGACCAGTGCTGGGGGTGCTCCACCGCCTTCCCGTCCACATGGAGGTAGCCGAAGGGCAGCCGGCCCCGGGCCAGGTATCCGGCCCGCACCCGCCGGGCCAGGCCGTCTCGAACCTTCACCGAGATCAGCTTCGACTGGAGCTGGTTCATCAGGCTCAGCGTGCCCGAGGTGGCGAACCCCACCACGGTCTCGTTCTCCCAGACCTTGCCGAAGGTGTCGATGACGACGATTCCGGCCTGGCCGCAGGCCTTCAACAGGCCCATGTCCGTCCCATCTCTCGCAAGCCTGGACAAGTCCACAAACACGAGGCAGCCGATCGCTCTCCGCTCCACCAGCTCCCACAACTCAGTCCACCCGGGCCGCGCCTTGCTGCCCGATCCGGTGATCGCGTCCTCGATGATCCGATCGACCCCGAGCTCCTTCATCCGGAACCGCTGCCCTTCCAGACTGCGGAGTTGCTCCTCCGAGGTGGTGCTCACCCGGATGTAGCCGACGGTCGGCAGGTGGGGGCTGGAGCGCTTGGCCATCGCCCGACCCTACCTGCCCCCGCTGAGTCGTTCCGTCACCTACGGCAAGCTGTAGGAGCAGAAACGACCCACGCCCTCATGCCCCGGAAGCGCCCCCCCAGCATCCCGCACCAGGTGGAGATCCCCACCGTGGTGGAGCTCGCGGCCCTCACCCCCGACCCGAAGAACGCCCGCCGGCGGACCCAGCGCAGCCATGCCCTGATCGAGCGCTCCCTCTCCGAGTACGGCGCCGCCCGCAGCATCGTGGTGGATGAGGCGGGCAAGATCCTTGCCGGCAACGGGACAGTCGAGGCCGCCGCCAGCGTCGGCATCGACAAGGTGCTCCTCGTGCCCGCCGACGGGAACACCCTGGTGGCGGTGCAGAGGACCGATCTCACCGAGAGACAGAAAACGGAGCTCGCGATCTCGGATAACAGGACATCGGACCTGTCCGAGTTCGACGGCGCGGCCGTCGCCCAGCTGCTGGAGGACGACGAGGGCCTCGACCTCTCGCCGTTCTGGACCGACCGGGAGTTCCGGGCCTTGGTGCATGGCATCGACGGGAACGAGGAGAAGCCGGAGGCCGCTGCCGGCGGGAAGCTTGAGCTCAAGCTGAGCTTCGCCACCCGCGAGCACATGGATCAGTTCCTGGAGGCCTGCTCCCGCCTGGCTGATGCTCTGCCGAATGTCTGGTCGCTGGAGCAGCGAATCGAGACCGCGATCGTTCACTTCCTGAGGAACTGATCGACCGCTCTACCCTGACCCGTCAGGAATAGGGGAGTGCCGGAGAAAGCACCCGCCGGGCCAGGACCGGCAGCATCTGGCACAGCCCCCTCACCACCACCGGCCGAGGAGAAGGGGAAACGGCCCAGGGCCACGCAGGCGGAGAAGAACTACCGCCTGCACACCCTGCTGGAGCTCTCGAACCGCGGTTTCAGCCCGCGGGACCTCCAGCGCTACGCCGTCGAGAACTTCGGCGTCTCCCCCTCCAGGGCCTGGTCCCTGGTGGATGAGACCTACTCGATCATCCTCTCCAGCTACTCGCGCCTCGATCTCAAGCGCCTGGGGGCCACCCTGCTGGGCCGTTACGACTTCATCTACCGGAAGGCGGTCGTGGCGAACGACCTGAGGACGATGCTTTCCGCCACCGACAGTGTGGCCCGGGTCTACCTCGCCACCGCCAAGGAGTTCGAGCAGGCGTCACCGCCGCCGCCGGCCGCCGGGGCCGCCCTGGTGGAAGACCCCGAGGAACAGTTCTGATGGCTCCCGCGGCCACCCTCGAAGGCCAGGATCTGCGCAGCCGGCTGCTGCTGCCCCAGGGCCCGACCTTCGATCCTCACGCCGGCCTGATCAAGGTTCGCCACCGCGGCCCCGGGGTCCTCGACTACCACCCCAGCCGCGGGCTCTTCGATGCGGAGCAGCGGGTCAAGCCGTGGCACAGCCTGCCGAAGAAGTGGCCCGAGTTCGCCAAGAGCACCCTGGTGGCCAGCGGTGGCCGATTCGTCCCGTTCGATCCGTTCAGCTTCCAGATCGATTTGGTCAGGCTGATCATGCAGTGCCAGAACGTTCTGGTGCTCAAGAGCCGGCAGACGGGAATCAGCGAGACGATCATCTCCTACATGCTGTCGAACGCCATCAGGAAACCGGCCTGGACCGGGGTGGTGTTCAGCAAAACCGGCGATGACGCTTCGGAGCTGGCGGCCCGGATCAAGGGCCAGGCGAGCACGCTGCGCGAGCGCTGCCCGCCCCTCCCGAAGGACAGCATGCGGAAGCTCGTCTTCCAGGACGCGGGCTCCCTTCACTTTCTGCCCCCCACCGAGCGGGCCGCCCGGGGCATCCCGTCCGCCTCCTTCATTCTCTTCGACGAAGCGGCTTTCATCGAGAAGCTCCCGGGCATCGAGACTGGCGCCCTGCCCACCCTTTCGATGCTGGGTGACCGTGGTCGGGCCGTCTGGTGCACCACCCCCAACGGCCGCAGCGGCCGATTCTCCGACCACTGGGAGACGGACCACGGCGAGGTGGTCATCGATCCCACCCCCATGGGGCCCATGGGGATCCCTCGCATCCGCGTCTCCCCCGATAAGACGTGGGCGAAAATCTGCATCCACTACAGCGAGCACCCGGTCTATTCCAAGGATCCGGAATGGGCCGCGAAGACTAAAAAATCCCGCCAGCTCACGGATGCACAATTCGCGCAGGAATACGAGCTCGACTTCACCGCAAGCGACTTCGAGATTTTCAAGCACGAGCTCATCGCCGACGCGGAAGCTGCCGGGATGCTCGAACCGCCGGTTCGGGGCCGCTCCTACTACCTCGGAATCGATCCCAACGGTGGGGGCAATGATCAATTCTGTGGCATCATCCTCGACGCCACCGATGCCCCCTGGCGGGTCGTGGCTGGCTTTGCTGAGGCCAACTGCTCCCGCGACTATGGGCTACGGCGCTGCGCCCAGCTGATCGACCAGTACAGGCCCGACCTCACCTGCGTGGAGAAGAACGGTGTGGGGGCGAACGTGGCCGAGGCCCTGGGGATCCTCAGGCCCGGCTATGACATCGAGGAAATCTCCACCACCGAGCCCTCGAAGGTCTACATGACCGACCGGCTGGTGCTGCTGTTCGAGCAGCACGAGATCACGATCCCCCCCGACTGGTTCCTGGGGGCCGAGCTGCGCACCTTCCGCCAGGACCCCAAGGGCAAGCGGGCCGCCGCGGCCGGGAAACACGACGATGCCGTGATGGCTTTGGCGATGGCCGGGCAGGCCGCGGCGACCCGCCGGCCTATGGACAGCTCCTGGATCAGGATGCTGTGAAGATGAACAGGGGATCCAGCTCCTCATCTCCGAGAACCACTGACCGGGCCCGGTCCATGAACTCGTGCCGGCGGGCCAGCGCTCTGAGGGCCTCCTCGCCGCTGCGGGCCGGGAGCCACACCTTCATGGGGCGTTGCCCGCTCATCTTCTGGAAGTGCACCAGCACACAGAACTTGCGCAGCTTCGGTGCCTTGCGCGAACGACCTCGAACGGCGGCCATGGGGGTATGGATGGCGGACGGCGCCATACTGGCGTCTGAATGCTCCCCCGTCCAGATGTTCCACGATCTTGTCCTCGATCCTGTTCTCACCATGCTTGTGGTGGACCTGGCCATCTACGCCTTCGTGCACGTCTACGTGGTCCGGAAGATGGAGGAAGGCGGGGAGGGGCCCCGATGATCCGCGTCGAAGCCAAGCCCTGCCGCGTGGATGGCCAGGCCGGCTGGCTGCTGCCCTCCGGCATGCTCCCCAGCGGGGCTGAGTCCCTGGTGCTGGTGGTCGATCCCACCGGTGCGTCGAAGCTGGTGAAGCGGAACCGGATCGTGCTGGGGTTCGGGGGAGCACCGGTGACTGTTCACTTCCACATGAAGAAGCCCCCCGGCGTACCTGTCGAGTGAACAGGTACGCCGGGGGGCGGGACTCCTCACACCCACTCGGCGAGCTCGGCCCGGGCATCGCCCAGGCCTGCGTCGATCGCGTCGGCCAGCTGGCGCATCTCGGCAGCCAGGGCCAGACCCCGATCGATCGAGCGGGTGTATTCCTCGAAGGCGGCATCGAGCTCCGCCAGCACCTGCTGGGTTTCGGCATCGAGGCCCTCCTTCTCGGCGAGGAGAACGCGGGTCGGATCTTGCATGGCGGACTCCGGGGTGGGGTGGCGACTCCCCCGGCTGGGGAGTCAGGTGGTGCCGGGCGGGCCACCCTCCGGGTCGCGGGGCAGATCGCCCGCTGCGGCCAGGGCCGCTATGTCCAGGTTCCGGGGCCTCGCCCCTCGATCCCAGTGTAACGCCTAAATGACGGATCGGCAGGCCAGGGCCACGGCCTTGGGCTTGTAGTCCAGGGCCTCGGCCACGGCGCGCAGCTGCGCAGGGGAGCAGCTCTGCAACAGCTGGGTCAGCGGGTAGCGGTGGACCTCAACCCATTCCAGCTCGTCCAGCTCAGCCTCTGAGAAGGCCATCTGCCGGCGCTGGTGGGGCTGAGGCCGCTTGGGGATCTTCGCCCCGTTGAAGGACAGGCCCCAGGGGGGCCGGCTTGTCGAGGAGCCAGGAGCGGGCGGTCTCGCCCACGATCTCGAAGCGCCGCCAGTGCTTCCGCCAGATCGGCGATCCGCCACCCTCGGGGTAGATCCGCCGGTTGGTGTCATATAGCCAGACGTGGGTGGGCTTGGTGGTGGGTTCCTTCATTGCGCCAGTATCCAGTGGTTGGGCATGATCTCGACCTTCCCGCGCTCTGGCCGGAAGCAATGGGGGATCCGGTAGAGCACCTTCGCCAGAGCCCGGTTTCCTGCCATCTCGGCGCGGCGCCGTGCGTCGTCTGTGTCGGTGGCAATGAGCCAGGCGAGGGGCACGCCGTTGGCGGGATCGATGTGGACGATCGCAAGCATGATCAGCCCTCCAGCCCAACCATGCCGGCGTAGGGGCTGCGGGAATCTCCAGCCATGGCCTGCCGAAGCAGATCGACGGGGCGAACAGTGCCGCGGTTGAACTCGCGGATGTGCTCAGCGCGGCCGATCTCATCCCCCCGAGCGATGGCACATTGCTGGGTGTTGAGCAGGTGAGCGGTGGAAGGGATTCCCGCGAACTCGGCGATAGCCAGCTCAAGGCGGCACTCCAGCTCGGCGATAACTGCAGCGTCCGCCTCGTCTCGCATGGCAGCCTTTATGGCAAAGGCAGCTTTGTCGATGGTCGGATCCGCAAGGTAGCGGGCCATGAAGTGGTTGTAGGACTTGTTGCTCATTTCATGCAGGCGATGGGACTGATTGCCGGGGAATGCCCCCGGCGGGCCATGAAGCTCAGGCCAGGGGGACCGGCACCTTGTGGCAGAAGTTCAAGCAATCGGCCGCCAGCTGGTGATACTCAGCCGAGTCGATCTTCCCTTCGATGTAGTCGCCCCAGATGCCTCTGAGGTTGTCGAGGGTGCCGAAGTAGCAGCGGGCCCAAAGGCGCTGGCGGATCAGATCGCCGATGGCGCGGATGTAGGCAATGGTGAGCATGGGTTTTCTCCAAACACGGCGCCGGGCCTCCCCGGCACAACCACTGTAACACCTAAATAGCGGGGGTGGGGGTGGGCGGCCTCACCAGTCCGAATCCCGCATGAGCTCGCGCTGGGCAACGGCCTTGGCCAGCGCTGCATCGATGTCTTCGATGGCCATGCCCTCAGCCTTCGCCTGGGCGAGAGCCTCCCTGAAATGCAGATCCGCTCTCTGGACTCGCTCCCTGAGGGAGATCAGCACGTAGTAGAAGGCTTGCAGGCCTTCCCGCGACATCGGTTCTGGAGCCTCGGGCATCACCCGTCCTCCTCCTCGTCCTCTTCCTCGAACTCTTCCTCGAACTCCTCAAACCCGAGGCGGACCTTGAGATGGTCCGCCTCGGTCGCGACGGGAACCCACCTCTGCCCCTCGGTGGTCCTGGGCCAGTCGGGCCGGTTGAAATCGACCAGGGGCCTCATCTCCTCCAGCAGCATCTCCAGCATCCTGAGGCGGGCCATGAGGGGGCCACGCTCTGAGCGGGTAACCGGGCTCACGGGAATCTCATGCTTCAACAGCCAGGCCCGGAACAGTTCCAGGGCCTCCAGCGGATCCACTGTTCCCCGGATTGCCTTCACCACCTCGAAGAGATCCCCGTCCACGATGAGGCGGCTGTCCTCCGTCTGTGCCCGGGCAGGTGCGGCTTTCAGCTCCTCCCCTTCGAGATACGCCACGCAGGGCGGGCCCTCGCCGCGGATGACCTGAACCACTTGGGCATCGAGGCCCCCATCCTCGAACGTAACCAGATCGAGGTGCAGGCCTAGCGACTCCCCTCCATGAAGGGTCCTCAGCAGGGCCAGCATGTTTTCCTCGACTGGGCCGCTACTCTCCAGCTCCAGCTCCACCGCCTTGTTGGCGTGGTCGAATGATGAACTTCTGTCGAAGTTCCAGACGGATTCGAGAGTCTTCTCTCGCATGCCGACAACACGAAACAATGCCATCAGGAGACCTCCGAATGCAGGTGAAGGTTTGCCCACTCAAGCAGGCGGTCTTTGGTGCCGAAGAACTTGCGGCCGTCGGGCAGCTTGACCCAGTAGCGGCGCTCCAGGCCCCGGGGGGCGCTGGTGTGGCCCATGCCGTGCTTCCAGCCCTGGTCCCGGGGGTAGTCCTGAGCATGCTGGGGCTCCGGCACCCTCAGCTCGCGGGCGACTGCCTTCATCACCTGCCCCACCTTGGTGAACTGCGCGCTCATGGGGCCTCCGGCGAGTCGGGCGCTGCTTCGGAGGCCCGGTAGGTGACCTGACTCGGCGCAAGCGTCAGGGCTGTGCCCAAAGCACTCCAAGCATCTGCGCCGTTCTGGACCATCGCCCTGGCGACCATGGCGACCTTCCCTGGTATCAGCACCCTTCGACAGCCCTGCGGCTCCTTGGGGTGCAACAGCGCGACCACATGGGCCTGCAGTTCGCCATCCACGAGCGTGAGATCCAGTCCGAGGCCGAAGCTATCGCCGTTGCTCAGCATCCAGATAATCTCCTGCACGTCCTGCTCGACGGGGCCGCTGCTCACCATGTCGAACTCGACCCGACGGCTTGTGACAAATCGCTCACCGCTCAGGAAGCCGGCTATGGTCTCCTCCCTGAGGCCGCCTCGAAGACGGAACAGCGCCATCAGTCCACCTCCGGGGCTTCGGGTGCTGCCTCGGATTGATAGGCCTTGCCGACGGCATGGCCAAAGTCCCTGATGCTCTGCTCGGCTGCTCGAACCGCTGGCGCCATTCCCCGGAATGCTTCGCTCAGTTGCCTGGTGATCTCGTTGACAAAGATGGCCAGCTTCCCTACAGGAAGAGGCTCGCGGGGCCAGTCGTGGTCCCAGAGGAAGTGTCCATAAAAATGCTCATCCTCGTTGTGCCAGCGGATCCGTCCGAAACGGCCGCCCCGGTCGGTGAAGCGGACGAACGTGAT